CTGTCCCGTACGGAATGGCAGCATAGTTATCAATTACACGTGTGACAGCATAAGATGCACTTGTTATCACATCTGTCGGATTGTTGGCCGTCGCAACAGTATAGAGAGTAGGACTCCAATTCCGGTCGCGGACAAAGAACCTAAACCTGGACTTGTCTGATTTCGAATATGATTTTTTCAAATTTCGACATGAGGTTACTTTAGTGAACGTCGGAGCCGCCTGGTGTGTCGGAAACTTCTCCGGGTAAAAGGATCCTGTAAAAAATTGTACTCCGCCGCTATGCCAGACATCATGAATGGCCAATAACTGCGTGCTTGCGGCCGTTAGAGCCACCGCACAAGAGTAGATACCAGTACTAACATAACTTGCTGTGGCATTTGTGTCCAGAGCGGCTACAGTACCGCCTCCGGCTGCTAGTTCTATTTTCGACCCGGTCGGGGCCGCTACGGAACTAGAATAGAAGGAGACGTCCAACTCATTAGTTCCAACCGCAGGAATATTTACGAGGCGGCCGCGAACATAATTGTAGAGATAAAAAGTGTTCAAATTATCAGCTGCCGGGGCTAAAGAACTAGAGTAAAAGAAATTCTCTCTATCATCCTGAACTCTCGAATCCCACCGGGCTTCGAGGATAGGCCTTTTAAAGAAATACTCTGAGGATCGGGCAAAAAACTTTTTAGTGTAGTATGTGTCTGTCGAGCCTGTCAGGTTTCCCGTAGAGGAGTAGGCCTCCTGGCTGGATGTCAGATGTATCCCAAAACCATAGTTTGTAAACTCGTTTCCAGATTCGATCCACCTTTCAACAATTTCCGACACATCCAGTTCCATGTCTTCTGGGCCAATTGGGAATGTTACATTATAATTCGAAGCTGTCAGAAAGTCGCCGCCGGTCTGGTCCCAGTCCGTCGACGTATTAGAAGAGATCCAGTTGGCTTTGCCTATGTCCAGATATTCATCCATATCTAGGCCCGTTCCTTCGGTCCAAGAACTGGAAACTGGGGCGACCGTCAACGTAAAATCCTGAGGGAGTGTGAAAGGAGTTTCGGCATTAAACATGCGCAAATAAAACGATACGCTACCAGAAGCAGGAATAGTACTGGCGGCCCGATCAGTAATCACCCGTGCAATGGGAAAATCAATTAGTATGCGCGAGAGTTCTTCAGACCGGCCGGTTGAACCAGACGTCTGTCCATAGATAGAGAACACCTCCAATGAATCGGCATAACCCATATTCGAGCCAGTACCTCGTAATTTGAGGTCGGCTCGGTAGGCATTCGTTATCGTAGTATCTGCGCTAGCACTATATCGTAAAATTGCCATTATGTAACACTTCCTTGAACATCAGAACTTGGATACTTTAATTCAAAAATCGTATTAACCTTACCATTTAAGTAACGCCCATCAACCGACAAATTCGAATTAAAATCAAAATCTGTCTCCGAATAATTGCCCCCTTGGCGGTGGAGTATTTCCACATCCACGACGTCAGCAACACCCTCAACTCGATTAAGTTCTTTATAAATATCTACGATGTACAAAGGTTCTCCTATATCATACTGCATATTAGCAAAATAATTTTTTAACCTTTGGACGGCGAGGCTAATAACATTAAATTTGTTCTCTTCGTAATCCGCAACAATTGAAAAGTTTATCCCAAAATTCACAATGAGGGCATCACGAATATCAACTGTATCGTTGATCATTTTATAGCCCGAAAGCCATGTCTTTAAGTTGTTTTTAATTGTAGGGTTGGTGGTAGTGAGGAGATCAGATTTATCTTTGGATATAATATACATGTTCAGATTTCTCTTAAACGAATCAAAATCCCTCTCGAAAGAACAGCGAGTGATAGCACCATAACTAGAGGGCATTGCGTATGAGATTGCTTTATAATCCTCTAAAGTAACGGCCCTATTTTGAGTAGCATAATAAGAGAAAACTCTTTGCTTAAGCTCGTCGACCGACTGAACGTCGATATCTCCCACAATTGGATTTTCGTTTGTGACCTCCAAACTCTGGCGGACGGTGCCCATCAAGCCACCAGCGAGCGACTGAGGGTCGTTAAACCTTAGCAGCGGGTGGGCAATTCCGGTTAAAGCCTTGGAGGCCACATTAACATCGGTGGAATCATTAACTCGATAAACTATTGTAAGAGTAGTGTTCGATGGCCCCACGCCAAATTTATCTGTCTCAGTAAGATTAGTGGGATCAAACTCTTGTTGTGTTATATAATCGCGAGCATGCAGTTGTAGTAAAATCTTACTAGGATCAACCACCGACTGATTGGTAAGCTGATCTTCTGAGCCATATCCGAATTGAAGGTACGCAGTGTTGCCGTCGCGCTCCAGAACAAACCTGCGGGTCACCGGGACGGCCTTTAGGATTGAGGGAACAGTATCTTTATCGGCACCAGTATTTCTTAGGGGCCTATAAACCACTTCTTGCGCTAGATGATCAACTTGGTAGTATCGATGGCCGCTCGCATCATAAACACTCATTATTTCTACCGGATTTGGATTATCAAGGAAGACTTTTCTAAACTTCTCAAAACCGCCGACGTCGACGCGTTGGCGCATCGATTTACCAGATATAACTGTTCCTGCGGACTTTATTGCATATTCACTAGCGGCGCCGGTGTTGGAATTAATTTTGCTGACCACAATTTGATTTTGAGGGTTCGCAAAATCAACATCTTCTACCAAAGTAAAAAGTTGGCCGCCGGCTGATGTGAAGGTTGAATTCGCTAGTAAAACCGGCATGTATGATTCGTCGGGAGCGCCAGATGTTGCTGCTGGTACCGATACAAATAGTTCTACTTGTCCAACCGATGAAAATGTCGTGGCATACTTATAGCCAAGCTGTCTGGCAATCTTTACAACATTCTTATACTCTGTCGCTGTAGTGAGGAATGTTTCGTTCAATTGATAGTCCATGTAATAAGACAACACATCCCCAACATAAGCAACACTATCAAGAACCAGGGATCCAAAGCCGGCCGAATTAAAATCTTTGTACGAGTCGGGGTAATATCTCTTTACATAGTCTATTAGGTTTTCCCGAATAGAAGAAAAATCTCTGCTAGAGTAATCTATTATTTTTAACTTTTTCTTACTGTTGTTCCCTCTATCATTTGCCATAATTTGTGTTTCCTATAAAGAATTCCCAGCAGTTATAATACCCGTATCTTCAATTGTAACCACATCTGTGGTGCCCAGGGACGGGATTGAATAGCTAATCTGAATATTGAGTATCTGCTCGTTTTCTATTGTTTCGCCCCTCCCGAAGGACACCGACCCCAAATTGATAAACGACATGTATTTATTAACCTGCCCGCTAATGGTCGACGCTATTTGTTCCGTCAGGCCGTCTGTTCTTTGCTCAAACAAATACCTCCGGAGGCCAGCGCCGAAGTTAATATCCATTATACGTTCGCCGGGGGATGTTAACATCAGATTAATAAAGTTTTGTTTTATAACTTCCTTAAGTGTGACATTGAGCGAATATGCGCCCACATAATTATCGATTTGGAGGGGAAATTTTGGTGAATATCCTATCATCGCGTCTGTGTACCTTTTCTATAAATAGTAACAAATTATTATCTTGATTAATCTTAGAGTGCTTATGTGTCAATCAAGTTCAGAATATGTACTCTCGCAGTCCTCTACTAGCTCCACCTGTTCGGGCTCCCACTCCGATAATCTCAACAAAAGATACACAAGCCCGAATGGAGTAAGCGGGGGCAGGAACATCGTATAAGGAAGAGAGCCCATCAGGTCTATGCCAGCTTTGCTTACTGATGGCTTCATTATATCCGGCATTGTCTCTGGAAACTTATTATCGATCTTGCCTTGTATATATGCTAGGACGCTATCGAGACTCGGGGCGTTCGGAATCAAGGGGATCTCGGGTGTTGCGAAGTCAAAGTCGCCAGAGTTTGAAACTCCAAGTTCCTCGTCGCAAGCTGAGGGGGCTAATCCGCCTTCAATTCCGCCGCTAAACTGTGACGCCAGATTTGCCATGTCAACGCCCATGTTGGCCATCTGTATAGCCATGTCCATGCCGCCAAAAACGATGCCGCTAGCGTTCTTAACTTGCGAAGCTACAATCATGTGTGGTTCACACAGCTCACATATCCCCTTTAATATATGTTTGGGAGTATCAATCAGCATCTTCTGCGCAAAGGATGATCCCAGATCAGAAAGTGGTCCGAGGGCCCTCTGGGTGCCACTCATCATCATAGTCTGGATCGCGTCCATATCGCATGCGCTCGTCGCGTCGGCATCGCTTCCGGCTAACGCTGCTTGGATTGCTAACAGTGCTGTCAATTTTGTATCTGTAAAGATATCTTTGTCCAAAAATAACGAGTAAAACGTTCTTATCTCCCCAACAAGATACAAGTATTGCATGATCTTCGATACATCAACAATTTTTCCATCACCAAAGAGGCTCTCGCTCGATTGAGCCAACTGGGTTATCATGGCCGGCCGGTGGTCTTGATATAATTTATCCATAAATCTAGAGAAACCTTGGGTCGATCCGTTATTCTTAAGAAATCTGGCAAAGTCGTCATTGGGCTTCAAAATTAAATCAGTGAGGTCGATCGAGGTCTTTTTATCTGTTGTGATATGAGCAAACAGGCCGGCCTGGTCGCCGGATCGTGTTGAGGCCGGGTAAATAAAATAAGATTTGTGTTTTTTGGTGGTCAAATCCGGGGTCGAGTTCGAAAGAAGCGGGGCAAATGTTTCAAGCTCGTCCTCGGTTAATTCAGGGGTAAGATATGACAGCCGAGTACCCATCCGCAGAATCGGAAATGTTCCTTCGATGAGTTGTTGGAAATAAGTGGGGCTCGGGTCGTCGGCTGATTGAACAGTAAATTCCTGATCAGGGTTGATGGCCGGAGTATTGAGAAATCTACTTGCATCGAGTAAGTCCTGCTCAGTTCTGTAATTGTCGAACAGATCACGCATCATATCATAATACATTTGACCTTGTTCTTGGCTGCCATCTTCGCCGCTGTAGAAGTCGACTTGACTATAACTACCTCCGACCATGTTGTGGCTCCGGAAGCCCTCTTGGTTCCGAGATCTGAGGAACATATATTCGCTGCCCGGGAGCCCGGTCGGCGGGCGCGGATTGCCATCGCCGTCGACGCCGGGCGACGAGAACATTCGGCCCATCACGATTTTAAAGTTTGCCGATTGGAGTATACGGACATAGCGATGGTCCCCGTCGACGGGGGTCGCGAAGGCCGAGTCCGGAATTATATCTTTCGCGAGCCCCGGGCCCCACCTTTGATTGATGGCGTGCGATAGGGCGCCCGCCCCCCACGGGGCCGCGCCCTCGCCGGGGCCCGAGCCCTCGCCCTCGCGCGGGCGTACGCCCGAGGTCGCGGCCGAGCCCCAGCCAAGAAGCTTGTTCGCATGAATTGCGGCAGTGCCGCGAGTATAACCCTGGCTCTGGTCGAGCCACGTAGAGCCAATGTCGCGGAAGCCGCCGCCGGCCGTTGTGAAGGATTGATTACCGCCAGAATCGGCGGTCGCCCGGGGCTTCGCGTGGACCTCTTTAAGTTCGTCGTTGTTGTGCTTCAGGCTCCAGTCTATCTGATTATATGGACTAAAGGCAGATACCTTATGCCACCCGGTTTCGCGGCCGTACTCGTCAGTGGTAATTCTGCCTGCTGTGATTTCAGTCGTATTGGCGTAGTCGACGAGGCCATCAGCGTCAGTATTTTGGTACTCG